TGACCTACACCATACTTTGTAAACTGACAAGACTCTGACCAGTCCCATTCAAAATTCCAACCTGCTTTTGCATTTGCTTCGTGTATGTAAGGGTGTATTTCTTTATAGATCCAACGATCATTCATCCAAACAATATCAGACTTTCTTTTTTTCTGCATATTGTTAAGGTCTTTTTTAGACATCTTACCATTTGATTGGCTATAACCACCTGTAACAGCCATTTCAGCTTGATGTTTTTTACCGTAATCTATGATTTCCTGACAAAGCCTTGGTGATAAGGCTGATTGAAAATAATAATAATAGTTTGTCAAATTCATTTTATAATTCCTCAGTCAATTTCAATTTAATTTAAATCAATTGAAAATGTAAAGACAAATTGACCAAAAAGTCTTTATTTTCGTTCTTTGTAATATATCTATTTAGATGAGATGAAAAAAGTATAAACTCGTCTTGTACTAAAGGTAATTTCCATCTTCTATGTTTATTACGTCCATCATCATACTCAAACACTATAAAAGATTGTTTCTCACCTGTAGCAACTGTAAACAAACAATCTATTTCAGGTGATTCTGCTAAATGCCATTCTTTGACATTGTTGTGTGTTAAAACATTTTCGTTTGTTTGTTGAACAATACCTCTAATGGAATCTATAGGTGTGGGAACAAGTGTTCTTTCGTGTTCAAGTCTAAAATGATCTCTTAACCAATCATTTGTCCATTGTATATGTTGATGATAAGGTACCTTAACATAATCTTTCATATACCAGTATTGGTTATCATCATATCTGTTTGTCAATGTAAAATTTGACAAGATATGATTTTTAATCAATCTAGTATCTACGGAAGATACCTTATCTATTTTTCCTCGGATAATAAAAGACTCAGTAAGTCTTTGCTTTTCTAACATAATAATTCACTTTCTAATAATCTATTAAGATTATGCTAACGTATTTGATATAACCCAACCAGCTGTGTTGTCAGCTTGATATGCTGATTCATCCCAATTATAAACCCAATTATGAGTACCTGCCTCATTTTGAGAAGTTTGTTCCGCTGTTAAAGCAGGAGCAGCACCTAATGGTGAATCCCAAGCAGCTGTAGTTGTATTTTTTACCCAACTTGCGTGTGGTTTTTTAGGCCAAAAGATTTCATTATCTTCATCCCAAGTATAACCTATACCTGCGTAGTTGCCTCTTAACTTTTTGGATTGATCTCCTTCAGTACCATCAGCATTGTAGTATTTGTTACCTCTTGTATTATAAGAAGTTTTAATCCACATAGCCGCTGGCCATCCGTGTATTCTTTCTAGTTCTTGTTGACCGACTGATTCGTCTTCAACATTGTCTGCGTTTAGTAATTTAGAATTATCTAAAGCGTGTACAGCGATAACTTTTCCGTTAACGCCTAATTTAGCAAAATGTGCCATTGTATTCTCCTATATTATATGAATAGTCTAATTCTCTTATTAGAGTAGGCTATTCAAGTAATTGTTGTTACTATTATTTATATCAAAAAAGATTTAAATTATAGATGTTTCTTTATTACCTATTTTATTAAAACTATAATAACCTGATAATAGATATCTTTCTTTTTTGTCTGGACAAACCTGCCCTCTATGAGTATGTGTAAAATATGATGGAAATATACACAATCTACCTATTTTTGATTTAATAATTTTACCATTAAAAAATTCTGTTCCACAATTGTGATTAGATAGATAAATCATAATATTTAAAACACGATATGGGCTATTTAAGCTATGCTCTGAATGCCAAGATTTAAAAAATCTATTTGGTCTATATTTTTTAAATCTCATATTAGCTAGAGACCATTGACTAGCAGTTAAATTTGATTGAGGATATTTTTTCTTGTAGATATTAATATGATCGTTACAAATAGGTTTCAAAAAATTCATTACATTATATTCTTCAATATCAATATAATCGTAACCAACATTTTCTATAGCTTCAATATTTTTTAATTCTATAACTTTGTTATTAAAAAAATTAATTATATAATCACAATCTTTTTTTGAAATAACATTATCTTTTACATAAACAAAATTACTATTCATAATATAATATAATAAAATAATTAAATTATTGGAATTTATATCGTATAATTACTATTCCGCTACCGCCTGCTCCATTTGCAGTTGGACCATTTCCTCCTCCACCGCCACCAGTGTTTGCTGTACCTGCAGTACCAGTAATACCAGGAGAATATTGTCCTCCAGTACCTCCACCACCTGATCCACCTGTACCCTTAGGATTACCTGGACCTCTGGAAGATCCACCTCCACCACCAGCAAAATATCTTGTTGAACCTACAGGACCTGGTGTTCCATTACAACCAGCCATAGTAGGTGATACATAAGAACCAACTCCACCATTTCCTCCTCCAGGAGAACCTGGTCTATCATTGCCTACTGCGCCAGCTCCACCACCACCACCAGAACCATTTGTACCTACGGACTGAGGTGCAGCATTATTACCACCAGAATTTCCTTGAGGCGGACTTACAGGAGGTGTATTTCCAGCACCACCTGTTGTTGGAGAAGGTTGGTCAGTCCAACTAGCACCTCCACCAGAACCTCCTGCTGAACCATTTGTATCGGCACCTGCACCTGTATTTGAAGTTCCTCCTCCTGCTGATGTAATAGTTGAAAAAACTGAATTTGACCCATTTGAATTAGCCGTACCACCACCACCAACTATAATAGGGTATGTTGCTACTGTAAGTGTAATACCTGTAGGATTTGCTAATGGAGATGTTGTTGGAGCTGGCATACAAGTTGTATTAGACATTCTAAATCCACCAGCTCCACCACCACCTGAAATAACCGCACCGCCGCCGCCACCACCAGCAACTACAAGATAATCTACAACACTAGGAGCTGGACTTATTCCAGCACTTGAAACCACAAAACAACCGTCACCTGTAAAGGTGTGAATTTTGTAATCACCTGATTCTGTTACTGTTCCACCAGTAGCAGATATAAATGGGTTAACTACCGTAGCTGAAAATTGTCTATCAATAGCAGTTGTACCGTCTGTAACCTGAATTGTAAATGTAAATGTACCAGAAGCATTTGTAACGCCTGATAATGCTCCTGTTCCAGAATCGATACTAACTCCGCCAGGTAACGCACCAGCGCTTATTGAATAAACTAATGTACCACCTGATGTATCAGTAACACTTATTTGTGTTAATGTTGAGGCATTAGCACCAATGGTAATTGATCCTAAACTTGATCCTGCAGCTGGACTTTGCCAAACAGGACCTGTATTTGGTGTAAATCCATCTTCTAATGTTGCAGCTAAACCTGATGGATTTTCATATTTAATATCGTATGGTGTGTTAACACCTGCAGCTGCTAATGCACTTGTGTAATTAAATGTAATTGAAGAAGAACTAACTCTTGTAAAACTTGCTACATTATATGATGTAGTGTCATTACCTATGATACTTAAAGTACCACCAGATTGTAAGTTTGAACCTGATATTGTAATTTCTGTTACAGTAGAACCATCATCTACAGGACTTGCAGGAGAAACTCCTGTAATAGTCGGTGGAGCATCAATCGGTTTCCATTCTGTACCGTCATAGTATTCAGCAAGGTTAGTGTTAGTATTAAATCTTAATTCACCACTTTCAGTATTCGCTCTTTGAGCTTGTGTACCTTTTGGTAATACAATACCACTAGTTCCTTTAAACTTTCGATTTTTACCTGTAATATCTCTACTATCTGCCATTGTTTTCCTCTATAACACTATTTATAATGTTTACTATAATACCTCAATTAGTTTCCAACCGTAAGTCGCACCAGTATAAACAATTCCTAATGCACTATCTTCAGTAGAAACAACTAAATCTGCAGCCGCACCATTGATATTATTACCATTTCTTGCTAATGTTAAATTGTTTGTATCAAAGGTACTTGCTAAGTCTAAAACTCTAATTTGGTCACCAACTAATGGCGAACCTGGTAATGTAATTGTAACTGCACCACCTGAAGTATCTACGAATACTCTATCATTAGCTGCAATCGCATATGGACTATCTGTATTATCAATACTTGCCCAAGGATTACCACCACCTAAACCTGTCCATTGTGTTCCGTTATAACCTTCCCAAGTTACTAATGTTGAGTTATATCGAATTGCACCTGTGTACAAGTTACCACCTGTAGGTCTTTGTGCTGTTGTACCTGTTGGAGGCACCCACGCACCTGTACCAGCATTATCTCTTGTTAAATATCCTACAATAGCACGTTCAGTAGGAACAGCAGTATTACTGTCTCCTCCTAATGTTTGATCTGTACTAAATTCGTTAATTGTAGCACCTAATTCTGCACCAATAGAACCTAATTGTAATTCTGTAATACCTGAAAGGTCAAAAGCGTCTGCGTTAAGAGTTGCAATACCAGTTGCCTGTTCAATTCTAAATAAATCACCAACTCTAAAATCACCTTTTTGGTCAGACGATACAAAGTAAACACGACCACCATTTGTTTCTTCTACCTCATCTTCTTGTGAGGCAGGTTGTGATGGACCACCTGGATAATTTGATGTAATAACATCTCCAGTTCCTATATCTAGGAAATCGTGTCCTGTTAATCTAACATTTGAAAAGTTTGTTGAAATATCAGCAGATGTATTATCTGCTTTTGCATTTACTGTTGTAATACTTTCTGTTAATCTAACTAATGCTGTTTCTTGTGATGTATTTTCTTCCGATACAGCACCTACTCTATAATATTTACTATCTCCTGTAAATTTAATATTTGTTCCTACATTAATTACTCCTGTTGAAGATAATGCTGTTGATCCAGAAGATACAGCAATTAAAGGACCAACTTGTCCTATTTGAGCAGCTGAACTATCACCAGTAGAACTATCTAATGTTACTTGAAATGTAGAACTGTCATCTTTTGTTATTGTAACAGTTTCACCTTGTGTAAAGTTACCTGATCTGTTTTCAATATGTAAATAATCTAAAGATACGTTAACTCTAAAAATTGTAGCAGTTGCACCCGAACTAACTCCTGTAATAAAAGCAGCTACTGGTGTTCCTGAAGTAGTTATTGTGTTAGCAATATCTGATTCTGTAGCATCTCCAACAAATCCTGTTGCGTTATATTTTAATATTTCACCACGTGATGTAACATTTACAGCACTTTCATTAGCATCTGTTCCATCAGCAACAGCACCTTTTTCTCCATAAGCAGATGAGCAGTTTAATCCTCTAATAAATCCACCTGTTTGTGCATAAAAAGATTTATCACAATAATATGTGAAAATAGAAACCATTTCACCACGACCTCTTGCAAGAGCGTGAACTCCGATACCATCAGAATTAATTTGTGTAAAGTCATTTGCAAGAATAGACTTATTACCTGCACTATGTAAATTACCATCAATTTGTATACCTGTTGCATTTGCATTAAGAGAGGAACAGTTTTGAATATATGGTGATGAAGTTATGATTGAACCTTCAGGATCTAAAGAGGTTACAGCAGCTTTGCTTGTACCACCAGCAGTCGGCGTGCCAGTTAATCCTTTCATTGACATTTGAACAAGGTTTGTAGTATTGTTCAATAAGAACATATTAGCAGCAGAGTTTGTTTCAAAACTTGCTACGTTAAATGTTAAATCAGTTGCACTTCCAATATTACTTCCAGCAATTGTAATTGTTTCAGCAATTGTATATCCATAACCACCGTGATAAACTGTAACTGTTGGTGTGGATGAGCCATCTGTTGTTACATTAACTACAATACCATCTCCAGTTTGTGTTGATGAAGTTTGATGAACATAATTGTATGTTCCTGGCGTACCTCCTGTACCACCAGCAATATTGTTAATTGTTGCAACTTGTGTTGAATTTCCACTTGCAGGTCTAACTTCAGTTCCTCTTAAACTTTCACCTTGTACTGTAACACCTGTAGGTATTCGTAAAGGTAAAGTTTCTCTATAAACACCGTTCTTAACATAAACAACATCACCAACTGAAGCAGATACTACTGTAATTGTTAGATTTGTAGAATTACCAATATTTGTTCCAGAAAAAGTAATTACATTTCCAGCTGCGTGGCCTGAACCACCGTTAATAATAGAAACTGTAGGTGTTGATGAACCATCTGTAGTAACTCTAATTTGAGCACCTGTTCCTGAACCTGTTGTTGATGATTGAGTTACATCATAAGTGCCTGGAGTACCTCCTGTACCACCTGTAATTGTACTAAAGTCAACAACGTCTCCTGAAGAAGCAACTGATAGTGCTTTTGAAATTGTTTTATACGGTAAAAATTGTGTACCTGGATTTGTGTCATCACCAGAATTTGCAACATAGATAACATTTGCACCTTCAGCATTTGACCAAATAACATCTGTTCCATCTGTAGTTAAAACTGAACCACTTACTCCAATAGGTAATCTTGCAGTTTGAGAAGAATCCTGATAAATTAAATCTCCACGTGTTGTTAATACAGCACCTGTATCTCCTTGTGCTATTAATTGCCAAACTGTTCCGTCTGTGCCTGGAGTAACATTGGTTTGTCTATCTTTCAACATTACATAAGTTGAAGAAACATATCTTACAACATCACCTATATTATATGTTGTAACTGCACTATAAGTACCTGATTGATAATCAAAACCTTTTACTAATAAATCCCAATAAGATGAGTTTGTTGTACCATCTGTGTTAGCAGGATATTGATTTGTATGATTTGCATTTGCTACATAAACATATCCACCGTATTGAACAACATCTCCAGTTTTATATGTTGTACCGTGTGAATAAGTTCCAGTGTTATTGTAACCTGTAGTAATTACATCCCAATAACTATTGTCTGTAGGAGTATTACCTGCACTTGGTGTTGAGTTTACATAAACATATGTGTAACCACCATAAGAAACAACATCACCATCTTGGTATGTTGTACCAGCATTGTAACTGTCTTCCCATTGTAATCCTTCAGAATAAACTTGCCAGTTTGAACCAATTGCAAAATCTGAAGCTGATGTGTGTTGTAAAATACATCTATACTGATATGCACCGTATTTTACTAAATCATTTAATTTATAGAATGTAGAACCAGCCCAATTACCTTTAAAGAAAAGGCCTTCAGTATGTAAT